AGATGACGGCGCGCCGGTCCGATCGTTGGCAGGCTCTTTCGAAGCCACCGCCGGCGGCAGATGCGGCGCGGCAAAGGCGGCGAACGATGCCGTCGCCGGACCCGCCAGGCTCGGCTGGGCGGGCGGCGCCACCTGCTCGCCAGCCTCCGCCCCTCCTGGCCTTCTATCATCGCGCGGCCGCGTGGCGTCCGACGTCTCCCTGACCGGCCGCGCCGCAAGACCGAACCTGCCGATGGTCGCCAGGTCCCAGGCCTTCGGCAGCCCATCCGACGCCCCCCGGAGAGCACCGATGTCCGCCGATGCCAACGGCACGATCGCCCGCGGTTGAGCAACCGGCGGCGCCATCGTCGGTGGCCCCGCCATCGGCACAAATCCCAAAGGCCGCGCTACATCCGACAACGACGAACGCATCGCATCAGCCGCCACCGACCGCCCCGCCCCACTCGCCGCCGCCGGCGCTTGGCCCACCAGCCCCGCAGCATCGCAGAACCTCGGTAGCCCATGCGGCGCCACAACAACTTCGCCCCGCCCACCCCCCGCCACGGCCGCATCATCGGCGCCCACCGGTGCCCGCTCAGGCACCTTTGGCAGCGCCGGAGCCTCCGCCCCGGCCGTCGGCGCCGCCGGCAGCAAAACGCTCGCCGCCGCCCGCCGCAGGGCAGCGAACTGCGCGGCGCTCGCCGTTACCGCCCGGTCCAACGCCGCCAACTCACCACGGACCGCCGCCACCCCCTCCGACACACCATTGTCCAGTGCGAGTCGTATGCCGATCACATAGGCATCTTCCATCGCGCGCTCCTACCGAACCGATTTCAGAACATCAGCGAACCGAGCGCCGATCGCCGCTGCCACAGCCTCGCCCATGGCCGCGGCCACCGGCCCCAGAAAGGGCCGAGGCTGTACGGTTCGCGTGCCATGCTCCTGATCAACGGCAACCGGATCCGAACTCCCGACCATCAGCATGTCGCCGTCGGCCACCGCGCCGATGCTGTCATGCAAAGCCCCGGTTTCAACCCAAGGCCGCTCGTGCCCCCCACCCGGCCGCACCGCCAACGCCTCGCGCACCGCCGCCGCCAACGTCTCGCCGGCCTCCGCCAAAGCCGCGGCCTCCGTGTCAACCAGCGGCAAACTCTCGAGCCGGCGCAAGACCTCGTCGATCCGCATCACCGGCGCTCCGCCCAACCTAGATTGTCCCAGTCGAACACATGACCATCCAGGCCGCCGAACACGACAACCCAGGCAAAGCGCTCCTCCGGCGAGAGCGAGAAAGCCACGTCGAACGGCACCCCGTTCCGGACCAGGTAGAGGCTATCCACCAGGTCGGGATGCCTGGTCAGTTTCCCGCCAGATCCTTCGCCGCCGCGGCATCCGCCAGCACCACCGGCGGCAGCGCCGCCGCCGCGGCGGCAATCCCCGCATCACCAAGGCGCGACACCAGGCTCTCCACCTGCGCCTCGTTGGTCGGCGGCGGGATCGGCACCCCATCGATGCTGGCCACCGAACAGGCCAGCATCGCCATGCCCAGATAGGGCTCATTTTGCGACAGCACCGACCCAACCGCCTTGAACAATCTCAACTTGTCCAACGCCCCCAGACGCCGCAGCACCAACGTCCGCGCTTCGGCATCAACCACACTCATGGTTTCCGCTGCCGCGGCAATCAACCGCGCCGATGGCGTATCCGTCCCGCTCATGCCGCTCACACCCGCTGACGACGCGACGCAAAGAACTCCAGCTTCTGTTTCACACTGGAATCGCCTTTCCAGTTGCCCGCTGCTGCCAGACGGAACACCACGCCGTCATATTGATACGTCGAGGTCGATCCATTCACTTCAATCACATACTGATACAGCGTCCCCGCCGCCACACTGCCATTGGCATAAAACGCCTGCTCGATCGCCGCAATCAAATCATCCGCGGCACTCGACCCACGCTCAATTTCAAAACTGCCATCCCATCCCTTCGGCAGCTCCGCGCCCATCGAAACCCCATCCATCCGATCGACCCGAACCGATTGGGTATGCTGGCGACTTTCAAACGCGGTGACATACGTGAGATCAACCCGTCCAAACGGCCCGATCACCACCACCTGGCAGTCTCGGCCGACCGAAAAACTATTGATTGGCATTTGCATTTTTCCCAAAAGCAAACCGCTAAGAAGAAGCAAGCGGTTCTTTTTTGGAAAAAAAGAACCAAAAAACTTTTAAATGCGCTGCGCGGCTTAACTTGGCTGTCCGGATGGCAATGTCTGCACCTGAACAGAAACCGTCTGGCCGCCTTCCATATTCACGATAAACTTCTCGTTGATCGCCTGATACTGCACCTGCGCATCCGATTGAACGTACCCCAGCGCCGTTCGCGCCGGCGGATTGTTGGACCGGTCGCACACCACCGCAAACGGCAACGACCCGTCAGTGCTCCCCAGCAACGCCTGCCCCAGCATATTTTGCAAAAAGCTCATCTGCGTCGAACGGATATTCTGAAACAGCGTCGCGTTGATGACCTGCCCAACATAAATCCCCATGCCCGCCGCCAGCGTCGCCGCGATGTAATTTGTCATCCGCGTATAATTATCGCCGTTGGTCGCCGCGTTGCTGCTCGAATTATGCCCCCCGCGAACCCCCCAGAACGGACCGCCCGGCTGCGGATTGGCAATCACATCGATGCCCGCCCCAAGCAACACCCCAAGTTCCGCCGCCGAATAGCACGCCGCCTGGCCAGACCCCGGAGAACCCGACTTCTGCGAGCCCACCACACCATACAGCGGCTTGTTCAAGCTTGACTGCTCCGGCGACAGGTTCGACAAACGCCCGGCGCCGAACCCTTGCGGACTAACCAGCCTGGTCAGGCCATTGGCCCGATCCGACCACCAGATCCAATCGCCAAACATCAGTTTCGCGGCATAGCTATCCAGACCCGCGGCCTGCTTGCTCGCCACCGCATTGCCGATGCTGTCCCCCGCCGGTCCTGTCAGCACCATGTAGATACCTTCGGACAGACCAAAGCCCGCCTGCGTGCTCCACGTCGAACTATCATCGACATCGGCCAGCAAGGCCAGCGAACACCCCTGTCCGCGCAATGCATACATGCCCTTCCGCGGCAGAGTATCCTGCCCGACCAACATGCTCGCAACGATCCCCGACGAACCGTCGGTCCCACCAACCGCCGACGCGTGCATCCCCGCGGTCGGCACCAGCCCGGTGTTGGCCCCCGGGGTGGCCACGAAATACCGCGACGGCCCGCGCAACGGCCCATTGCCACTATTCACCGCCCCGGCAAGATTCTGCCAGAACGCCGCACCGCTGCCGGCAATATTGTCGAACACCTCGGGCGGCAACCCCGGTGCGCTGAACACCAGCTTCGAACTGCTCGCTTGCGACCCTGCGAGCAGCGTGGCGACAAATAGATCGCCAAGACTGCCAGTGCAGCAAGCGGTGAACAAGCATCCCGCCAACGCACCGGCGCCGCCCAGACTGATCGCCGCGGCGGTATCCGTGCCATCGGAAACACGAACGCAGCGGAAATTCTGCGCGCCCTGCTGCACCGCGGTCGCAACCTGCGTGCCCATATCAAACTTGACAGGATTGACCGGCCCAAAACAGCCCGCATAGTCGGCCATCGTGCCAACAACCACAGGCTGGTTCACCGGCCCCCACGACGCGCTGCCGACAATACCCACCACATTGGTCGGCACGCCATTCAACACCAAATTCTGCGGCGGCACGATCTGCACATACAGATCGGGAACCACCAGCGCCGTCGTGTTGATGCTACCCTGCTGAACAATCGGCATCGCCTCAGCTCTCCTTCACAGACGGCGCGGCGGCCGCGGCCACATCGGCGAAGGCTTGCGCGACAGCACCTACCGCGGCCGCAACCGTGCGAACCACATTGTGCGCATGTTCGCCTTGCTGAATCGCCAGCATTGCGTTCGCATCACTGACGACGGCACCGGCGAGATAGCCGCCGAACGGCCGTACAACGACAAATTTGAAATCCATCCCGATCTCCAGAACAAAGCCGTTGCTTAGCCAATCACCAGCGGTCCGTCGTTGATCCGCACATCGCCAAACAGCAACGTCGGCTGCGTCTCGCGTTGCACGGTGGCGAACTCCACCTCGTAGATCAGATCGCGCCTGAACAAATCCGCGTCCGATGCGCGATCAATCGTCTCGCTCCTGACAAAGCGTAGATTCCCAGCAGAGCGGTCCGGCAAATCGACAAACGTCTGCGATGCCAAATACAAATCGGCGAGCGACACCACCTGGTCGCGGATCAGTGGAGTCGGACACCAGAAGCTGATACGAAACGCCGCCCGCTGCCGTCGCACCTCGCGCCACGCTGGCACCACTCGCACCACCCGTGCGAGCAACACCGCAACGCCCGGCAAGCGAAGCGTCGGCCCCAACAAAAGCACCACGCGATCTGTTGCCATCAACTCAAGCAACGCCAGCGCCACCTGTGACGGCGTATCGCCATCGACCGTGACATAACGATACACCGCACCATCAACCAGCAGCCCAATCACCTGGCCCGCGGTCGCCACGCCGGCGAACGTCACACTGTCGCCGGTGACAGTCGCCAGCAGCTCCGTCGGTGGCTCGCCGGCATGCCAAGTGTCGGGAAATCGGGTCGTGTTATGCTGTTGCCCCGGCACCGAAAACACCGAGACATTCACCACCCCGGCGACCAGATCACGATCCAGCGCCGCGCTGCTGGGCCACCCGCGGTACATCCGGCACACCACGCCGACCGCGCTCGGGTTGCGCAAGCCGCGCGGATACAACGCCGCCAACACCTCGTCGACCAGCATGGTCTCGACATCCGATAGATCCGCCATCAGCAATTTGCCTGTCGTACGATCAGCCGCCACCCGAACGCACCCTGTTCAACCGCGCCAATGACGTAGGTCAAATCGTGATCATCGCTGACCAGATCAGCCACGCGAGGTGTCGGCGCGGCCGCTGGCAAAGGCGGCAGCAAAATGACAAAAGTGCCGTCTCCGCCATCCCCGG